TAAGAGTCTGGCTAGGTGGTCTGAACTTGCCAATGATGCTTCCTATCCGTTCCGCGATTATGCAAAACAAAAGGTTGCCGGGTACTCGGAACTAAACGGCGCTTTGTCCAGCAAGCCTGTTCAATATACGGGCGATGGCTCCCTCTACAAAGTAGACCTCCCCGACGAGCAGATAGCAAAGATGCTGGACTGGGACAAGCCGCTGAGTCAGCAGGCCCATATTGTGGATGCATTGACGCGCGGAAAATCAAAGTATGATGAAATAACAAGACTTGCGAATTCTCTTCCTGATACCGTGGAAAACGTCGCCAAATACAATACGTTGATGGCAGAACGGAAAAAGTATTCTGGGATGATTGACGCCCTGAGGCCGCACCGCATAGATAGATACGATGGGAATGCGCTTTACCACGCAATAAGTAGCGGAGACAGGAGCGCAGAGGCTGGACTTTCTAAGCAAGCTGCAGAAACATTGAAAGAGCTTGGCATCCCCGGAATTCGCTACCTAGACCAAGGCTCCCGCGCTGGCGGTGCAGGTACTTCAAACTTCGTTGTATTTGACCCCGCGCACATGAACATCATAGGACGCGAATAAATGGAACCAACCAGCACAAGCGTACAGAAATGGCTTAATGTCGTTTCGACATACGACAACGAGTTCAAGAAGTGGGAAGCTCGCACGACTAAGATCGTGAAGCGTTATCGCGACGATAACCGCAGCCAGCACACAAACGAAACCGCCAAATTCAACATCCTCTGGTCGAACGTCCAGACGCTTATTCCTGCTGTGTACGCGAAGCTGCCCAAAGCCGTAGCCCAGCGTCGATTTGGGGACAATGACCAAGTGGGCCGCGTTGCGGGTCAGCTTCTTGAACGCGCCTTAGACTTTGAGATTGAGCACTATCCAGACTTTCGCGCAACAATGAAACACGCGGTCGAGGACAGGTTCCTCGGTGGGCGCGGCGTGGCATGGGTGCGCTACGAACCTCACGTTCGCCAGCAGGACGTTCCTGAAGACGGGCTGCAAGTCACAGAGGACGTTGAGAACGAAGGCGCTGAAGGTCAGACCCCTGAAGGCGAGAGCCAGGACTACACCGCCGGGGAAGAACCGCAAGAAGAAATAGAGTACGAATGCGCCCCGACTGACTACGTTCATTGGAAGGACTTTGGTCATTCAACAGCCCGCACATGGGAAGAAGTTACCTGCGTCTGGCGCTGGGTGTACATGAGCCGGGAAGCCCTAATCGAACGGTTCGGAGAAAAGACAGGTAAGAAGATCGCGCTCGACTCTGGCCCTGAAACGCTGACGAACTACGGGCAATCAACCAAAGAGCGCACCCGAGCGAAAATCTGTGAGCTTTGGTGCAAAGACAGCGGCAAGGTCTATTGGTTCAGCAAGAACAACCCAGAAATGATCGATGAGCGGGACGATCCGCTAGAACTGGAGGGGTTCTTTCCGTGCTGTGAACCGTTGTACGCTACAACGACCTCAGACACGCTTGTGCCTGTTCCTGACTTCATTCTGTATCAAGACCAAGCAAACGAGCTAGATATCCTCTCAGATCGAATTGACGGGCTTGTGAAGGCTTTACGGGTTCGGGGTGTCTATGACGCAAGCCAGCCCAGCCTTCAGCGACTGTTGACTGAGGGCGAAAACAACGCGCTGATTCCGGTCGATAAATGGATGGCATTCAGCGAAAAGGGCGGGCTGAAGGGTAGCATCGACCTCTTGCCGCTGGATGTCCTATCGAACGCCCTGATCCAATGCTATCGGGCGCGGGAAGATATCAAGGCGCAAATCTACGAAATTACAGGCATCAGCGACATCATCCGGGGCGCGTCCCGTGCGTCTGAAACAGCGACCGCCCAGCAGATCAAAGGCCAATACGCTGGACTGCGTTTGCGTTCGATGCAGGAAGAAGTCGCGCTGTTCGCCAGCGGTTTGATCCGTCTAAAAGCGCAGATCATCTGCACAAAGTTTCAGCCTAAGACAATCCTAGAGTACGCCGCGGCTGAGCAGATGAGCGAAGAAGATCAAGCCCTTGTCCCGCAAGCACTCATGCTGCTGCAAGAAAGCCCGCTGCGAAACTTCAGGATCGAAGTGGATTCGGACAGTCTTGTTCAACTTGACGAACAGCAGAACAAGAAGGATCGCGTCGAATTCCTGACTGCGTTCGGCGGTTTCATGCGCGAAGCGTTGCCCGTGGGCCAGCAATCGCCAGAGTTGGTTCCGATGCTTGTCGAATTGATGAAATTCGGAGTTGGAGCATTTAAGCAGGCTGCGCCGATTGAGGGCGCAATAGATCAAGCTCTTGAGAAGATGAAGCAAGCGCAAAAGCAAGCGGCGATGAACCCGAAACCCGCGCCGCAAGATCCAGAGATGATAAAGATCCAAGCCGCGCAACAGCTTGAGCAAGCAAAGATGCAAGCCTCGGCGCAAGGCGAACAGATGCGGATGCAAGCAGACTCGCAAGCCGCGCAGATAAAGGCGCAGATCGACACGCAGATGCACCAAGCGAAGATCCAAGCAGATATGCAACTCGCGCAGATGCAAGCGCAGATCGAAGAACAGAAGATGCAGCACGAAATGGCTATGAAAGCGCAGCAAGCCGCGCAAGAGGACGAGTTCAACCGCTGGAAGGCAGAACTAGAGGCAGCAACCAAGGTCACGGTGGCAAGGATTGGCGCAAACCCTGGCGGCGACCCGCCTCTGGTGGACGCAATCACAGCCAGCGCCGCTCGGATGGCTCAAGAGCTAGGCACGGGACTCTCGCAAGTGAGCGCGATGCAGGAAGCACTCGCACAGACGCAGAACGACTCAAATGACAGGATGGGCAACATTATGTCGGCGCTAACTGCAAAGAAACGCATCATTCGCGGCCCGGACGGTAGAGCAATCGGGGTCGAAGTCGTCCAATAATGAATGGCGAATGGGATGTCGGCACATGGGACAGCGCAACTTGGGACTACGTCACCCCGATTGTTGTGCTGGATACCCATGACGGCGATTACCTCAAAAAGAAGTTTGCAAAAGAAATACAAGACAAAAAGCGGCGAAAAGACGAAATTATTTATGCGTTTGAGCGAATCGTCGAGGGTAGACCAGACGTTGCGACAGAGATCGCAGCGCCCTATACAGAGAAACGCGCATCGACTTTGCCTGCGATTGATTACGACAAGATGATCGACGATTTGGACCGGGTCGAGCGGATCTGGAACCTACACATCGAACTGGACGACGAAGAAGTGATGATGCTGCTATGAGATACGTGTCGATTAACGGTGAGTGGGTCCCGATAGATCAAGTTGAGCGAACCCCGGCTGAAGGTGTGATGATCCAGCCAGATATCCAGCCGTATCAGTCAATGGCTGACGGCTCAATGATTACGAGCCGCTCCCAGCACCGGGAGCACCTGAAAAGGCACAATTGTTTTGAAGTCGGCAACGAAAGCATGGAATCCAAGCCCGTGATCGTAAAAGACACCCGGCGCGAGGTTTTGCAGTCTCAACTTGCCAATATGACCCATTCCCAAGCCAACAAGGTTTTGTCCAGGCTTAGGGATGATATTCGTTTCACCCGCAAATGACCCCCACAGGGAGCAAAAATGTCTGACCTTAATGAGATTGTCCCAGTTGAAAACGGCGATGCCCGCCGCGAGATGCTTGCCCAGCAATTCGAAGAAATCGAAGCAAATCCCGCTGAACCCGCCAGGGACGATGCTGGCAAGTACGCCAAAGCCGAAACTCCCGTTAAAACGACTCCAGAAGCAGAAGCCGTTGAAGAGCCTGTCTGGAAGCGCCCCCCGGCAAGCTGGAAAAAGGACTATCACGAGGTTTGGCAGACCGCCGACGATAGGCTGAAGGAATACGCCCATCAGCGCGAAGAACAGATGAAGGCGGGGATAGAGCCGCTGCGGTCCAAGGCTCAGTTCGCGGATCAGATGCAAGAGGTCATTGCGCCGTATATGCCGACAATTACGGGCCTGGGGATTGATGCTCCGAAGGCTGTAAAAGCCCTCATGGAAGCAGACCACATCCTGAGAAACTCGCAACCCGCTGAAAAGCACCAATATTTTGCTAGACTTGCACAAAGTTACGGAGTAAATTTATCTGATGTCGGTGGTCTGCAACAACAGACTGCCGTAGATCCAAATTTTTATGCCTTGCAAAACGAGCTTAATTCGGTTCGCGGCGAGGTGATGGGCTGGAAACAGCAGCAAGAACAGCTACAAAACCAAGCCCTTCTCGGAGAGATAAACAATTTCTCGCAGAAGGCAGAGCATTTTGAAGAAGCACGGCCTGTGATGATCCAGCTCCTACAGAGCGGCGTTGCGACCGATTTGCAAGATGCTTACGACAAAGCGGTGCGCCTAGATCCGGGACTTTTCGAGACCGTTCACGCGGGCAAACAAGCCCAAGTTGAGCAGACAAAAAGAGCCGGGGCCGATAGGGTTGCGAAAGCAGCAAGGGCGGCAGCGGTGAGCGTCAGAGGCTCCACACCCGGAGCGGCTACTCAATCCAAAGCGCAAGATCGTCGGGCGTTGCTGGCAGAGCAGTTTGAAAACCTCAGCGAACGACTCTAACCACTTTCAAGGAGCTAAAACATGGCATTTGCCAATAGTTCTGTAAGTGACATCATTGCGACCAACATTCAAAGTCGCTCGGGTGAGCTTGCAGACAACGTAACGAACAACAACGCGCTCTTGCGTAGGCTGAAGGAACGCGGAAACGTGAAAACGTTCTCCGGCGGTAACGTCATCCTGCAAGAGATTATGTACAACGACAGCACGACGAATAACACGAACTCTTACTCGGGTTACGAAGTGCTGAACGTCTCACAAAATAGTCCCATTGACACACTAGTGGCCTTGCAGAGAAATCTGCATTGAATGAACTTTGTGAATTCGGTGAAACCCTGACCATTAAGTTGAAGGCAATACCGAGCCAAGCCCAGAAATGGGAAGGTGTAACGACTAGGGTGTGACTACCCGTAGAGCCAAGTGGCTCGAAGTGCAAAGAACCCGAAAGGGTTGTGAGATAGTCTGCTCTGCATAGAAATATGCAGCAGTCCGAAAGGGCGGCAAGGAAGTAACGAATCCTTGTGAACATTTGGTAGTGCGGCACAGTTCGGCATCACCCAGTACGCTGCGGCAGTCTCTATCAGCGGTCTGGAGATGATTCAAAACTCGGGCAAGGAAGCAATAATTGATTTGCTCGACGGTCGCATGAACGTGGCTGAAGCGCAGCTTGCTAACCGTATCGGTTCGGATATCTATCTGG